TCTATTTTCAATCCAAACATTTTTCTGAATAAGTATTTTTTTTATTACTTTTCTCACTATATTTAAATTATTGCTTATTTCAGTAAATGACATACCAGATTCATATAATAAAACAATTTTATTGATTTCATCAACAGTATAATTATTTATGTATTTTCTGATCTTCATGTTATGTATTTTTTACTATATTAAAGAAATTACCAGCAGCGTATGTTTCAAGATCAGCTAAATTTCTTATATATTCTAATCTATAATTTCCATCAAATGCTGACAATTCTTGTCTTACTATAAATACGTCATTACTAATTTCTGGGTTACTGATAATATTTTCTTTATTTGGGTCTTTATATATTGGTTTATTAATAAAATTCGGATTTTTATATCCTTGACTTGTGAAAGTAAAGGTAGAACCTGAAGTACTGCCAGTAAGAAGATCAACATATTTAATACCGCCAAGGTAATAAACAACCCTTATGTTTGGTATTGAAACATTCAGGTCTACTCCATCATTGACATATGTACCACCACTAAAATATTGATCAGCAAATACGTTTGTTACCGCATATTTTCTAAGTTCTTGTAGTCTGCTTGTGCATTCACCAGTTACGGTATATGGTGTGTATGTTATTGTCGTACCAGTAACTCCGCTAAGTGGATATGCGTCAAAAAAAGCTAAATTCTTTACTTCTTGATTTAATAATATTTTAAAAGTATACGTAGCACCAGTAGCAGGAATAATCACTCGACATGTTCCAGTACAACCAGTTGTAGTACCAGTCGTCATTATTCGAAGTACCGTTTTCTTTATAAACTCCATTATGTTGTACTTTTTCTTAAGAACACTTTAATATCTTTTTCAGGATATTTAATTTCAAACATTGAGTCTGCACTTGAATATATGGTGTTGTTAATTATTTGTATTTCACCAGTAGCTGGGTCAATTGCCTGTGAAACAACGTTATTTGAATATTGACCACCAACTCTGTTAAAAACCTTAATTGTAATTACGTTAATAACTCCATTTGCACCAAGTATTTCTCTTTGAAGTCTGCCAAGAAAAATATCTTGATTCATTTCGTAGTTATTGACATCCAGATAATTTCTTACAAGTGTAATAATGCTATTAGCAATCGTATTATCTGAAATATTATCAACATATACGTCAACTTCAAAAGCAAGATTGTAAATTTTACCGTCTTTTATTTCAACATAATCATTGATCATTCTAAACTGAGTAAGATATTCAGTAATATTTTCCTTTAAAAGTGTGTTGCTTGTATTTGATAATTTGCCGTCTGCACCTATGTCGAGAATCGATATAACTACCTTATTATTTACTTTAAAAGCATTGGCACGGAAGGGTGAGCCAAACTTACCGGGCATCTTATACATTTGCAACAGGTAATCACTCAATGATACGTCCCTGAATTGGCTTGAAAAGTTATATTTAATTAATTGTCTTATTTGTTCTACGCTTAATCCATCATTTCCACCGATAGCTGGGATTGGATTGTTTGCTGCCAAACTTCTCTGTACTGTTTGATTATAATCCTGACGTGAACCAGTAACTGTTAGATTGTAACCACCAAGTTGTGTTAATGTAGTTGAACCAATATTAGAATTACTTCCGCCACCTGTTCTATATTGAACAAATAATGTATAGTTTGGTAATAGTTTTTCTCCAAGAGCAGTATTATTTAAAAAGTTTTCAAGAAAATAACGATTACTAACACCTTCTTTTAAAAAACCACTTTTAAATGCATTTACATCTGCATCACCAGAACCGAATATAATCTTACAATAACCGTTAGTTGTAAATTCTTTAATGAATTTTTTTGTTACGTCAATCCAAGTAGCTGCTTTAAGGTTATTTGTATTGCCATTTAATTGTGAATTACTTGGGTCTTGAACAAATACTCTTTGTTGTGCAAGAAAATCTACCTCATAATACTGTTGACCAGATTTAGCAAAGTCACTTGATGATGGCGTTGATGAATAGTTAGTCCCGGGCATCAGGTATATTGCCGTAATTTCAATTACATCTGGGTCAGGCAATGTTAAGGCAAAAAACGGTATAATGTCTGTTGATGAAATTGTTCTTTTGAATACGCTTGTTGAACCATTGGTTACAACTTCTCTTTTGGTAATACTATAATTAATGATTGTACCGTTTGAATCTGTATTTGGTATGATTGAACGGTTAGGGTCACCCAAGTTACTTACTGCTGATTTCCAATCAATACTGTCAGTGGTTTCGAAGATTTTACCACCGCCAAGTACTTGTGCACCTGCTGCTAATGTAGGATAATAAGAACTATCTGGACTGTCACCAAGAACAGGAATTGTTACCGTAAAATCTACTACTGTAACAGAAGGTCTTCTTGCTGGGATATTGAAACCCATATTTTTTGCAAGATTTAAAATTGATGCTCTTTGTTGTGCATATTCTAATTGAGTTTCCTGAAATGCCCTGTCTGTATTAACGGCTAAGTTATTACCAACACCAGCATTGAGGTCTAACATTATAGCACCAACACTTGAATCAGTGAAGTCGCTGAGTACTTCTGGGTATGTCTGTCTGATTAATGAAACTAAATCTGATCTAATTTCTCCGAAAGTCCTGCTTCCGTATTGTACCACGTTTGTTGTTGTATCTACTGCCATGTTTTATATCTTAAAAGTTTATATCTAATTCTCCATTTTCACTAAATGCATCTTCACTAAATGTAAATTTAATGTTTACGTTTAACTGGTTCTCAGATATTGGTTGACCATTATCGTCTAAATTCCAGTTAAATGTTACCTGATTGATCGTAAGTGCTGGTATATATAAGGATACTGTTGTTTTTATTTCCTGTTCAACATCACTCGCATTTAAGTTATCATTAGGTTCGAAAATGTATTTTAATAAATTAGTCCCATAGTCAGGTTCATAATATCTTTCTCCTTTTCCTGTAAGTAATAATAACAATAAATCAGAACTGAAGGCATCTTTAGTTACTTTACTCATTAAAAAATAACTATTTGTTGCCATGTCATCGTTAAGCGGAAAGGTAATATTATATGAAGCCATTATATAAGATTTTCTAATAAATACTTATAAATAAAAAATCCCAACAGTAGTGTGTTGGGATTTGTCATAAATTAGGTCTGATTTTAATTAAAAGGCTTTCTTAAACTTACCTTTCTTTTCTTTCTTTTGTGATTTTTCTTCGTTTTCTTTCTGCTTTTGAGCATCGTAGAGACTCTTTATTGATTCATGAAGAACAATGATAGGGTCGTGTCCGAACTTCTCTAAAACGCCTCTGTAGGTACTAAAATTTGGTTTCTCCAGAGTTATCTTATCATTTTCGTCAACTATAACCCCTGCAAGGCATTCTACAATTGCCATTTCTTTCATATCATCTGGTAATTGATCAAAGATGTCTTCGTTAAATACCACTGCGAAGTTAAGTCCGTCTGTAAGTATTTCAACAATTTCATTTGCTTTAACAATTTTGTAAAGTTCTTTCTGTTTATTATTACAGAGAACTTCAAATTTCAACCAGTCCTTAATAGTTGTTGTGTCTTTAACCTTATCAAAAAGGTCTTCCATTTCTTGTGATGCTTTTTCAATTTTTGCCATAAAATTTAATTTTAATTGTTAATAATAGTACTATATTTATTTTTAAGTTCTTCAAGTTTTGCTATTAAATCTTTAAATGCAGGGTCTGCTTCTGCAATCTCTTTTTTAAATTTTTCTTCAAGTTCAGTAATAAAAGAAAACATATCCTGAACGCTAAGTTTTACAAGGTCTTCAATATCAACTAATGTTACGACTTGTAAATTAATAGCATCTTGTTTCTTAATCTCTGCCATTTTCTTTTCATATTCAGAATTAAGTTTCAATGCTTCTTCTTCAGTAACACTTTTAGTGCCAGATTCCTGTACTCGTTTATCAATACTGTTTTGAAGTTCTTTCAGGTCTTCTTCACTTTTAAAGCCACCAACAGGTACTTTAGTCTCAGCAAGTTTACTGATTTCAATTATTTTTTTTGCTGCTTCTGAGTTAAATTCACCCTTATCTACAGAATTTTTTAGGTTTTCTAAAAATGGATTCATATTTATTCGGTTTTAAGTTCTCACGTTCTGCATTTCGATTGCTTCGAATTTTAATACTTCGTGAGTATCATTATAATTTATTCTTTTTATGTATTTAATTATACCATAGCCAATTATCGTGCCATAATCGTCACGAAGATAAACTTCTTTGATGTTAATTAATTGTTTGAAAATATCACTATCATCAACACAATCATTTGTCCTGAATTTTAATGGGATAAGAAACTCTAATTGACGATATTCAAATCCAATTTTTTTAACATGTAGAAATTCAGTAAGTTGTTCAATTTTATTAAGAGTGTTTTCGTCTTCCCTGACAACTTTAATTGGAAAGTTGAATGTCTTCGACTTTTCTGCAATATCTTTTACTTCATATTCATCTTCATCGACATAACCAGTGATATTTTCAACTTCAGAAGTTTCAGTTTTTGTGATACTTGAAACAACGGGTACTGTCCTCACCTTATTAGTTTTCTTTATCAAGTTTAACATTTTTTCCAATCCAACTTCAATTGGTTTATTATTAAAAATATGAAGTAATTCATAGTCGTCATCCTTAAGTCTTCTTTCTTCGAATTCTTCAACCAGTACTTCACCAATTGTTTTACCAGCGTGTTTGTGCTTGTCATCATAGAAGCCGAAGTGTTCATACCTTCTGCCATACTGATCTTTTTGACCATATGATGCACCGTGTCTGTCGGCTGCAAGAGCCATTTGACGTGGAGTTGCATTACGTATGAACAAATCTGCCTTTTTTAGTATTTCATAGTATTGTTGAACATATTTTTCATCGGTTTTTCCAGCATAAAATTTTTCAAGAGTCTGATTCCTGTGAAGCATTCTCTGAACCTTCTTGTCACCTTCTCTTATAACATTTGGGTCTGCTTGTGCATCTACTTCTGCTCGATAGAGCATAATACCAACGTTTAATAAGATAATGTGTATCTTAAGAAATATCCAATAATATATGTTTCTGAAAAAATTAAACATTAACCAATACTTTCTTTTTTGTTTCAAGTTCTCTTACTTCATCCTGAAGTCTTCTTCTTTCAATTTTCAAGTCAGAAATTTTTTCTTTTAATGTTTCGGCTTTAGTCTGAAGTCCATTGTTGTATTTTTCAACCAATTTTCTGAATTCAGAATATAACTCCTGAAAATATGATTCCTGCCATCTTTTCAACTGATCTTTATCTCTACCCAACATTCTTTTATTAAGAATGACAGATTTGGTGATTGCTTCAACAAGTTCATTGTTTTTTCTTTTGTCTTTCTTGCTATCAATCTTACTAACTCTACTTTTTGGATTGTATTGATCAACTCTTGTACCAAATACTTTTTTTACTTTAGAGTGTATTTTCTTCTCTTTTTTTGCTTGTTTTTTCACAAGCTGTTTAAATGT